AACGCAGCAAACGTAGATGCTGCCGCAGAATTAGCAGTTTTTGAAGACCAAAAGCAGAAAGCTTTTGATGCGCAGATAGAAAGCCTTAATTTTCAGTATGCAATTTTAACTGCAACAACAGTTGAAGAACAAAAGCAGTTAGAAATTGCGCAACAAATGGCAGCATTAAAAGGTAAGGATTTTACGCCAGAGCAACTAGACCAAATAAAAGCTGCAAAAGAAAGATTAGACCTTGGTCCAATTCAAACTTATCTAAACGAGCTTCAACGTGGTCTTAGTGACACAGAAAGCATGGTTGTGAGCCTTGCGCAGTCTGTTGAAAGTTCGCTGGCAACTGCAATGTCATCTGCTGTGCAGACACTTATCACAGGCACGGGTTCAGTCAAGGAAGCCTTTAGTGACATGTTTGCCGGTATTGGCAAAGCCTTCATCGATATGGCGACCCAAATGCTTGCCCAGCAAGCCATCTTTTTCCTTCTAAAAGCACTTGGTGGTGGTTTCGGTGGCGGTGGCGGTGGCGATGTTTTTGCGGATATAGCTTCAAGAGGCGGTTTACGCCTTGCCGAAGGTGGTTACGTCACCGGCCCAACCAACGCTTTAATCGGAGAAGGTGGCGAACCTGAGTACGTCATCCCAGAATCCAAGATGCGTGAAAGCATGGGTCGTTATTCCAGAGGTTCACGCGGATCTTCTGTCATCCCGGCAGAAGGCGGCGGTTCAGCTGGAGCGGAAGGCGGTGTTGCTGTTGCCGCTCCAATCGATGTGCGCTATACCGTGGAGCGGATCAACTCAGTGGATTACGTGACCGCAGACCAGTTCCAAACCGGAATGAAGCGAGCAGCATTAGAGGGCGCACAACGTGGCCAGCAATTAACATTGACCAGACTTCAACAGTCACCCGCAACCCGTAGGAGGATTGGAATGTGACGACACTTGCAGTTGGCAATTATTTAAAACTTGCGAATCCAGCCCAAACAGTGGTTTACAGGTTCCAGAATTTTCATATTGGCGAGTCTGCAACTTATGACAGCTTTAATTGGAGCTTTTTACCGTTTGGCTTCTCTGGCGTAAGTGTCAACAGGACAGGCGATAACACGTCTGCATCGCTTGTTTTTCCCAATAACGAACTCAGCAGGGCATGGGCTTTAGAGGCAGTTACTGACCGTTGGCTAGCAACTGCTCTTGTTATGAACCTTGACCCAGACGACCGAACGACTGGAACGTTGATGCACCAGTACGTCGGTCAAGTAGCAGGCGGCAGCTGGGACGATGCAACTTTGAACCTTGAGGTGAACACGATTTTGGACGCTGTAGGGTCTGACGTTCCACTGCGCCGCTTGACGCAAAACCTGATTGGCAACATTCCAGTTTCAAGTAATGTCCGATTGCGTTGATCTAATTGGGCTTCGCTACCGGTTAGGGGCTGACGGCAGCAACGGTGAGATTGACTGCATCCACCTTGTCTTCAAGGTTCTGGAGCGGTGCGGTATAGACGCACCACCATTTAATCCTGATTGGTACAGCTCAAGCAAGACAAAGGTCTGCCGTGATCTTTTGCGGTGGGGCTACCGAGTGGCACAGCCGACGTATGATGGGGATGTGCTCCTGTTGAAGGAAGACACTTGGATTTTCGCAGTCACATGGCAAACCGGGATTCTTTACATCAACAGACAGCTAGGCATCGTGACCTGGGCACCGGCATACAGCTTTATGAAATCCCACTGCTTCCGTACGAAAAACAGTTAATAGATGTTCTTGGCTGGAACGAAGAAGATTACAGGCGTTTTTCATACTTAGCAGCAAAAAGAGGTCAGGTTAGACCGGCTGCGTATGAGCACATTCCAGATATACAAAATGCTGAGGTAGTATGGGTGCCACTTGTTGTGAGCCTTGTTGTTGGCGCACTTTCTACTGCCGCTTCGGTAGTGCTAGCACCAAAACCAAAAGCTATAAGCGCAAACGAGGGTCCAGATAACAGAGTCAGTCGTCGGCGTCTTGGTGGCCGTTCTGGGCAAGAGCGTTTCAGCCCCACAACTGGCTTTGACACACAAGCCGATCTAGCGGACTATGCAAGTCCAATCCCTATTATTTTTGGCCAATACACTGGAGCGACTGGCGGAATTGTTGCTTCACCTAGTTTGGTGTGGTCACGTGCTTTTTCGCTTGGATCACAGCAATCGGTCAAGTTATTGTTCGTTCTTGGCGAACAAGGATTAGGCGAGGGAATTGCCAAGCCCGAACTAAACGGAATCTTCCTTGGCAATAGTGCATTAGACGCATCTTATGATCATGCGTTTGCTTTTTACTGGAAAAGGAACAGTAATAGCTTTTCGCGAATCAAAGCCGCAAACCTTGCTTACGGTTCTAGAGGAACGCTGGCCTCAGGAGACATAGAGGCTAATGACGATATTTTCCTGTGTCCAACAGGCCAAGGCTTGGCAGATACTGGTTTTTCTGGAGCACATAGTCCATCATCTACCACTCAGTTTGGCGTTCATTCGGCAATTCCAAACGCCACAAACTATCGAGTGAACTGGCGTGTCATTTCAATTCCAAGACTTGAAGATCAACAGGACGACCCTGGAAATCGACTTTTAGCTGAAAGAATAAAGATTGCGGGTGATTACGGAATAGTTACTGGCTCAGACCAAGACGTTCAAATTAGGGCTCAAGGCCAGAAAGGCGTTGGTCGCAATTATGGCCGTCGGATGGGCCTTACTCATTTGAACGGTGTTCCAGTTTCTGACAGTGGCTCCACGCCAACAGAGGTGCGAATTGCTGCTGTTGGTGACATAGCAACTTTTACAATTGCGCCTGGTCAACTACCCGCAAATATTTACCACATTGGCACAAATGCAGTTAGCGTTGACGACATTAATTCCGCTATTACAGCATCACGCAGAAGCGCAGATGATGCTCTCCAGGTAGGTGAAACGATAGTAATTGGGCGCACTGTTTGGGTTGTTGAAGCAAGAGCTTTACCTATCTGGACAGAAGGCAGCCGTCAGGAGATACAGCTTCGTTGTGTTGAGATTTTTGGTACGGGGCTTGGCGCGTCAATTGGATTAGTCAGCGAACGGATGATTTTGCGAGGAATCTATAACGATGACAATGGGCTGACTAATACTAGAAACGCTTTAAATATGAATGCGGGCGCAGGTTTTTACCCGTTACTTAAGGCTAGTTTTGGAGTCGTAAGAAATACGCGAGCTTGTGGAGTTACTGAGATTGGTATTAGATCTCAAGTGTGGAATCGCGCCAATGGCCTTGCAAATTTTGCAACAATCCCATCACCAGCGGAATTGATTTCAGCTGAACGCGACAAGATCAGCTTTGAAGTTGGCACAATGTCGCTTTATCTTAAGCGCACATCTGTCTGGACAATATGGCTGCGTCCCGCTGGAACGGATGAGAATGGAACAGAGTACGAATGGGCTCCATTAGGAGAGCAGTTTTGTGTCACGGGAGAAACCCCACAAGACCAATATAATTACATTCGCTTTGGTCATCCAGAACAAAGACAGTATGAATATAAATTCGTTCCAAAAAGCGGAGCTGATGTTGCACGTCATAGCCCTGATGATGCTCAATTTATACGCTTAAACGCAAAAACAAATCAGACTGTAGGCGGCAGATACGAAACAGCTTATGGTCCTTTTGAGATTAGTGCCACAGGAGAGTATGTAACCGTTGGCGCTATTACATACAACCCAGAGATGGCGACGAATCCTATTGTTAGGAATGAGAGCACAGACTACACGGTGCCTTCTTCTATCGAAGTAGAGACTTATCTTCCTGATGAAGAGGACAGTAGTGTGCAGGCCGCAAGTGTTGGCTGGTACGACTGGCTTCCCACTGGCGGGACGCAAGGCAGGAGAGGCGCAACCCATTATGAACTATTCGGTCAAGCTAGTTACTATGGCAAGACTGGCACGGCGACGCGCACTGCAAATCTTGGAGATGGTCGTTCAATAACAATTCAATTTAATGGTGTTGTAAACGATACTTACCCAGCTGAACATCCTTATTTTCCTGGGTATAGGGCTTGGAGTTTTAGCAGTATTAACGTTGTAAGCAGCACAGGAGGATTTAATACCAATCAGGTCTTCAATGTCGGGATCCCTGTCTCGGCAGGCAATCCAAGAGCAGCTCCCTATGGATTAACAACTTGCGGTGTTCGGTTAATTGTTCTTTCTACAACTGCTGCCGTTCAACCAAAGGGTCGAGAATCAGCGTGGGAATTTGAACTGTTAGGTAATCAACAGCTTTACCCTCTTGGCCACACTCAAGTGGCAACATTTACGGCAGTAAGCAGTTCAGGAGCCTTGGCTACTATAAAGGCAACAGGCGTTGTCACGCCTAGACCAGCTAATAACTTGCAGTTTTTCCCAGGACAAACGCAAGCTTGGGACGTTAGTTATGCAGTTGAGCCTTTACTCAGCTACGGAACTTGGGTCAATGGAGCATTAATCGAAAACAACGCTGTAGTTAGCGCAAGTAATCCGTTTAGTACGCCAGGGTTAACCATTGGCGTATTGTTGAAAGTTTTATCTCTTACAACAGTGCAGGTTCCGCCTGGATTTACTGGCGAAAGGGTTTTTGAAGAGAACAGTCAAGTTAATGATATTAGCCTTTATGGCGATTCTCTAAACAAGTCAAACGATTCATCACCAGAACACGAAATTACATATGTAAATGAAAGTGTTGCAAACAATAACGTCCCAGGTTATGACAATTTAACGCTTTGCGGTTTAGCGTTAAAGTCTTCTCGTAGTTTTGCGAGTGTTGATCAGCTTCGCGTTTGGCTGGCTGATGGCATTTCAGTTAAAACGTTTCAAGCAGATGCGCCTTCACCAATAGGCCCAAGCAACAAATTCACTGATCTTGTCTACTACTTGCTGACCGATAAAACTGCTGGTGCGGGAGGTGTTGTATCTGCTGAGTTGATCAGGACAGAAGATTTTCCCGCTACTTCACAGTTCCTGAAAGCAAACAAGCTGTTTTTTGATGGAGCGATTGACGCACCAACAAACCTTCGGCAATTCATTTCTGACACAGCGCCGTTTTTCCTTTGCAACTTTGTCATCAGTGACGGCAAATTTAGCTTGGTTCCTGCGCTACCTACAGATTTAAACGGCAACATTACTCAGCAGCCAATCGTCATTCAGCAGCTATTTACTTCCGGCAATATTATTGAAGATTCGTTCAGCCTTGAATACTTGAGTTCGGAAGAGCGCAAGGACTTTCAGGCTGTGGTGCGTTATCGCCAAGAGCAAAGGAATCAATTGCCAGAAGAGAGAACGCTTGTCGTTCGCTTTGCGGAGTCAGGAAGCGATCAGTATCCGATTGAGGCGTTCGACCTGACGCAGTTCTGCACAAGTCGTGACCACGCTTTCTTAGTGGCGAAGTTCTTCTTAAGTCTTCGCCGCCGGGTAACGCATACCGTCAAGTTCCGCACCAGTCCGTTTGGCATTTCGTTGGCTCCAGGCAATTTTATTCGTGTTGTCACAGAAGCCAGCCCGTACCAGTCAGCAAGGAATGGAACGATTAGCGCAGACGGCACAATCGTTTCAGCCACTGCAATCACTGATGGAACGTATTCAATCGTGTTCTTTAGGTCAGATGATGACGAGGTAACTCCTGCCACGATGACGGTTGCGGGTGGCAAAGCGGTTGAGCCTACGCTTTATGACTCGTTGTTTACGATTTCAGAGACATCCATTTCGTCTAATGTGTATATGGTTGAACAGCTGACACTGGCAGAGGATGGAATGGTTGACGTTGTGGCAACTGAGTTTCCGACAACTAGCACTTTCAACAGCCTGATGGCCCAAGATGTATTGACTGACAGCGCGTTTACCACTGAGGGCTAACAATGGCATTTCCTTCTCTTACCCCAACAAGTCGTCAGTTTGAAACGGGTGACTACCCGATCAAGGCGTTTAAGTCTCAATCCGGCGCTGAGGTTCGGATCCTATACGGCAGCCAACGAACCAACATGAAGTTGAGTCTTAGTTACTCAAACGTGAGCGATGCAAACACGGAACTGTTTATTGATCACTTTGACGAGACTAAGGGCACGTTTTCAGTCTTTGATTTGCCATCAGAAGCATTGGCCGGTTGGAGCGGCAACAGTGACGCTCTAGACGCCTCAGGTTCTAACGAATGGCGGTATGAAGCTGCTCCACAGGTTTCCAGTGTGCGACCTGGGGTTAGCACTGTTACAGTGGCCTTAGTGGGTGTCTTCTGATGGCAAAGGTTTACACCGGCAGAGATGGCGTAATGCAGCTGGCAGGTGTGACCCTTGCCAAGGTCTCAAGTTTTTCGCTGCAATCTGATTTAGAGACGTTAGAAACAACAACTTTAAGCGAGAACATTCGTAGCTATAGCCCTGGCATTCTTGGTTATTCAGGCAGTGCAAATTTGTTGTACTACAAAGACGACAGCAATGCTATTAACACTGCAAACTTGCTGAACAAGTTAATAAAAACAGGCACTGCCGGGATTAGCTCCAGCGATACTGTTGAGCTGACATTTCGTTGGGTTGATGGAGCGGATAACAACGATATTAAACTAACCGCATACATAACAAGCGCGACAATTGGTGCTAGCACTGGCGAAATTGTAAGCGTCAGTATTTCGTTTGTTGGTACGGGCGCACTGGCTACCGCAACGATCTCATGACTGTTTATCTTGGTACGTTTGGACAGGTAGAGCTAGAGCGTCAGTTTGGCGACAGCGAGCTGAACTCTGTTATTAATACCAGTGATGTAAACGCTTCAGCCAAAAGATTTAGTTTTGACTTTGAACACGGCCAGCTATTAACTGGTGATCAAATTGAAATTCTTAGCACTGACGGTAGCGCCCTTGATTTTATTTCTGGGTATTCAGCAAGCGGTGTCAAGAAGTTTATTTATGTTGACGATTTAGGCGGCATTCGTCTTTATGACACTTTTGCCCATGCTGTTAATGGTGGATCGGCAAATGCAGTTGCTCTTGCTGCGCCTGGTAATGACATCCCAATCAAGGTCTTTGTCCAAAACGCAGCCTTCCGTTTGTTGGCTCAATGCAATGGCTTTGAACTGAATACTGAAAGGGAGACCGTAGACACGACAACGCTTTCTGATGAGTTCAGGAGCCGAGTCAATAGCTTGATGTCTGGTTCTGGCCGGATGTCTGGTTTCTGGGAATACACAGGCGACACTGCGAACGAGTTGCCACATTACTTGCTTGAGCTTTCGTTACGCACCAAGGTGGGCAGTCAGTTCAAGGGGCGTTTTTACCTAAAAACGGACACCTATAACCCAAGCGGCGTACCCGATCGTTCTGACGATAAGATCTGGTACGAATTTACTGGTGTCTTAACGGCCTGTGCTGTGCAGTTCACGACATCGTCTGTGGTTGAGATAACGGCTGATTTCATTACGACTGGTCCTATTGAGATCAGGATGGAAGTTGAGCCAGTGAATGCTGTCTTACAGGAGGATGCAGATGACATACTCTTAGATCAGGATGCGGCAGCTAAACTGCTGTTAGAGACTGACCAGTAATCCAAGGGGAATTGACCGCCAATGGCTGACCTAAAAATCTCTCAGCTAGCAGCCTTGGCAGGTGCCAATCTTGCTACCGCTGATGAACTGGCAATTGTTGACAGCAGCGCCAGTGAAACCAAAAGAATTACGGTTACAGATTTGGTGGGAAATGCCACCACACTGATTGCTGACGCCACGATTCCTGGCGCAAAGATTCTTTTTGGTGCTGGTGGGATTGCTGGTGCGTCGATTGCAGATGCTGGCGTTAGCACCGCAAAGATTGCTGATGACGCGATTACAGCAGCAAAGCTAGGGAATGAATCAACTGTTGACCTAGTTACGACGTTGCCAGGATCTGGCGCATTTACGGGTCAAATTGCACTAGATACAGATGACAACAAAATCTATATCTGGGACGGTTCGGCGTGGCAATCCGTTAAGGGTGCTGGCTCTATCAACGTTGTTAATGGCAGCACGGCTGGCATCGTCAACATCACCGCTTCTACTAGCGGCGACACAGTAACGATCACAACGTCTCTTGATAACACGACTGCTGGTGCTCAGTTCTTAGGTGGCCCTACTGGTGCATCTGGAACGGTTGGCTACAGGGCTCTTGTTGGTACTGACATCCCAACTCCTACTACAAGTACAAAAGGCGGTGTGATCGTCAATGGCGAAGGTCTCCGCATGGACGGAGACACGCTAGAGGTAAACAATGATGTCACAGCAAATAGCAGTACATATCAAGCCGTTCAATACG